ACTTCAACCAGAAGCAGTTACTAAATACATTCCGTTCCCTACCAATGCTTTGCAGGTTGATATATCCAATAACCCATCTTTGACTGATTACGCGTATGTAGATGTAGTCAGGCGTGATGGTAAATTGTACGATAAACTCAACCATACATATGAATGGGATCAACCTATTTATTGTGATATTGTTTGGCTTTTTTCATGGAATGATGTACCACCTGTTATTCAAGATTACATCACCGCAAGAGCCGCTTCGATTGTCTCTAGTCGTATTGTAGGTGACACTTCTCAGTACCAGATGCTTCAACAAAAAGAAGCTATGTGCAGGGCTAATGCTCTTGAATATGAGTGCAACCAAGGTGACTATTCTTACTTTGGTAAGCCCAGAGAAGGTTCTGCTTATCAATCGTTCCAGCCCTTTAAAGCACTTCAGAGGTGGTAATGGCAGCAATTACTCAACAGATTCCAACATTTCTTGGTGGTGTAAGTACTCAACAAGATAACAAAAAGTCTCCTGGTCAGGTATCAGAGATTATTAATGGGTACCCTGATCCTACATTTGGCCTTGTCAAAAGGAACGGAAGTCAGTTTTTGACTACCCTTACTACCAGTAGTTTGATTGAAGATGGCTATTGGTTTAATATTAACCGTGATGATGACGAAAGCTACATTGGTGTAATTACCGCTGCTGGTGATATTAGAATCTGGAACATGATTCCTACAGTAGTTGGTGGGCAATATGTTTGGACTGAATGTACAGTTAGTGGTAAATCTACTGCAGATGTAATCAGTTACCTTGCGTCTCCAGTTAACACAAAGGCTGTAGACAATCTTCACGCTGTCACTTATCTCGATCAAACCTACCTGATCAATAAAACTAAGACAGTAGCTATGCAGAGTAGAGCTGCATATACATTGGGTACTCGTGGTACCGTTGTGGTCTCGTTTATTGAGAAAGGTGACTACAAAGTTTACCTAAACGGTACTGCGTACACTGCTGCTATTGTGGCTGGTGATACACTTGACCACGTATTGACTACTATTAAAACAGCCATTGATGCTGGAGCAGCTGGGTATACAGTTACCAAATATGGTAGCTCTCTAGAGATTACCAAGGCAACTCCATTTACTTTGGAAGTAAAGGGTGGTGACAGTGGTCTAGCATTGACAGCATATCAAGATGAAGTTACCAACGCCAACCGTCTTTCTGCTACCACTGTCGATGGTCGTAGGGTTAAGATTATCAACCCCATTGATGAACGCAACTCGTACTTTGTTAAGTTTGTAGGTGTTACTGGTGCTACTACAGGGGCTGGTACAGGCTACTGGGAAGAAGACTTAGGTTGGGATTTGGTTAGCGGTGTAAACTATCTAGCTAGTGCTGGTTTCAACGCTGAAACTATGCCCTATAAACTGGTTAACACAGCCCTTAATACTTTCAGCATTGCAAAAGAAACGTGGGCTCCAAGGGCTACTGGTAATGATTATGGTAATCCTCTTCCCTCGTTTGTTGGAAGTACCATTAAGTATGGTGTACTGAATAGTAATAGGTTAGCATTCTTGACCCCTGATTCAGTGGTCATGAGTGTTGCTAAAGATTTCAGTAATTTCTTTTATACTAGTGCTCAGACAATTACAGCGGCTGATCCTATTGATGTAGATGTTTCTAGTTTTCGAGTAGGCTCTCTGCATTCTGCTGTATCTAGACCACAAGGTCTGGTGATGTTTAGTCAGTTTGAACAGTTTTTGCTTTATTCTGAAAGCGGTAACCTCACCCCATTTGACTCTATTGTCCGTACTATCGGTCAATATGAAAGTACAGCTGACGTAGAGGTTAAGGATATGGGTGCCTACGTGGCCTTTGTGTCTCGTACACCACTTTACTCTAAAGTCTTTGGTATGCAGCCTCGTGGTGGCTCTGAGACGCCTACTACGGTTGATATTAGCCAAGTAGTAGCTGAGTATATTCCGACTGATCTGAAGAAGCTCACGACTGACCCGCAGAACTCACTACTCGCTGCATACAGTGAAACTACTAAAGCCATTTACTTGTACAAATTTTACAGTAATGGTGAGCAGCAGTTGATGCAATCTTGGTTTAAATGGACATTACCTGGTTCTATCCAGTATATGGAGATCATCCAGAATGTGCTGTTCTTTGTAACCAAAACAAATGCTGGCTACCAACTTGGTATTGTCAGTACTGTCCAAACACCTTCTCCAGTTACAAGTAGATTCCCAACATTTGGTAATATTACCATGAGCACTGCTCGTTTGGACTTCTTGTATCCTGTTGTTAGTGCTGGTACAATTACTTATAACTCTACCACACAGCGATCCACAATACCTAAACCTTACACACACGTTACTGGTAAAAAGCCAGTAGCTGTTACTGTTCCAACTATTACAGTTGCTGCACCTAAAAGCATTAACGATCTAACTAAGATCTTTGTGTCTTCAGTCACTAACGATCCTAATGCTGGATTTGTGATGGATGTAACTATTGATCCATCAACTGGTGCATGGACTATCCCTGGTAATTGGGTTGGCCAAGAGAACAAACTAATTGTTGGGTATGAGTTCAGTTATGATGTAGAACTTCCCACGTATTACTACAAAGGTCAGAATAACGTTGATTGGAACGCTACTCTAACTATTGCACGTATGAAGTTTAGCGTTGGTCTTTCTGGTGCCATTAATTTTTACCTGAAAAAGTATGGTTCCGTTGAGTGGAGAACTCTGCAGTCTGTACAGGAAGCGGATCGTTATATTGAAACTAGTGCTCCTCTTGTTCAAAATACTGTATTAACTGTGCCTATTCATCAACGTAATACAAGCTTCCAACTTAAAATTAATAGTACTTCACCGTTTCCCATTACTCTTAATGGCATGGCGTGGGAAGGGAACTACTCATCTCGTTATTATAGGAGGGCGTAGTAATGGATCCTATTATTGGTGGACTTATTGGATCAGCAGTTAGTGGTATCTTTGGTGCCGTCGGACAAAGCCAAGCAAACTCTGCAGCTCAAAAACAAGCTGATGCTATCAATAAGGCCAATCTGCAGAATTGGAGGTATCAAAATAAAGAGATAAAGCGTAAGTTTAAGTACGACACTGAAAGTATCAAGATTCAGCGGTCTAACATTGAGCAGGAACTTGCTTATAATGATCAGACTGCTCGGAAATCTTGGAACTATCAGATGCAGATCCGTGCATTTGATTATAACAATCAAGTGCGTGAGTATCAGCAACGTAAACTTACAGCTGGTCAGCAGTTAAATTTTAACAACTTTGCTTATGACTTTGCTCTTCAGGATGCTGCTCGTTGGGAAGAAGAACAGAACGTAGCCTTGGACTTTGAAGAGAAGTCTACCATGATGGAGTTCAAATATGCTCAACTTGGGCAAGCTATGAACTTCCAAGAGGCTGATGCTGTAAGACAACAGACACGTGGTATGGCTCAGATTGAGCAGCAGAAAGCTTATGTGCAGGGTCTCAAAGCTGCTGGTGAAGCCCAAGTACGTGGAGGCATGGGAGTTAGTGCAGAGAAAGCTGCAGCTGCTTCTATAGCTGAAACTGGCCTTACTACCTCGGCTATCATTCAACAAGTCTTCAATGCTGAGCAAAGCTTCGGCCTTACTGCTACTGAGATTGCTACTAACCTTGAACAGATCAACGATAAGTTCTATCTTGATAAGGCTCAGATTGCTGCATCTCGTGTAAGTGCTGGTAACCAAGCCAAGGCATTGAGGGTTAATGCTGCAATGAGTAAGTTCCAAGCTGATCTTAATGCTCTTAGTAGCATTGGGTTTGGTCCCCGCATTCCTCCTGCTCCTCCGCGTCCTCAGGCACTGCCACGTCCGGTGTTGCAGGATCCGTTTAAACCTAAGCCGCTGCCTAAACCGATTGCTAATGTACCTAATACAGCTAGTCCAATTTTGGCTGGACTCAGTACAGCTATTCCTGGCATTGCTAATGCAGTTGTTAGCGCTTACACACCAACGCCCCGCACCACTCCGACACCTACACCTACACCTACACCTGGAGTAACTCGATAAAGTTAACCTATGGCACAATTCAAAACTTATGCGTCGCCTCGTGGGTTTGCTCCTATTGAGGTACCTGATGTTGGCAGTAAGATCCGTGAACAGGGTCGTCAACAAATTCAAGACATGCAACGTGCTGCTGAATTTGATCTCAGTAATAGAGATCGAATGGCTAATGCAATGCGTTATGTCAATGAAGTAGAAGCACGTAATCGTGAGCAAATCTTTAAGGCTGATCAAGAGAACCGAGCAAGGGTTCAAGAACAGATTCAAAGCAATTACCAAACTACTATTCGTAATGTAGAGAATCAAAACAAGAGTCAAATCAAGACACTTGAATCCCTTGCTAGTTTCTCTAATACAGCTTTTGAGACTCTCGGTAAGGTACAAGCTAATCTTGAAGAAGGTAGGAAACTAGCAGTTAACCAAGCAATTTACACTGCTGGTATCTCTGCCAAAGAGTTGATGGAGATTCATAAGCTTGATCGTAACCTTACTGATCAGGCTTTGTCTGAGAATGCGTTTGTACGCGATCTCATCAATCGTGGTGCTTCTATTCAACAGATTAGGTATGTAGCAAAACATAGTAATGCTAGGTACTGGACCGAATCTAAGGCTCTTGCTCAGAACATTGGAGTAGGATATAATTCGTACTTTAACTCTCAACTGACTACACCTTTCCAGATTGGTGATAAGCAGATCAGTCTTTCTGAAGCTCAGCGTACTGGTGATCTAGAAACTGAGAAGACCATTGTCTCTCAAATTAGATCACAATATATGCGTGAGTCTGGGATGCTTAATCTCAGTCCTCAAGTATTGGAAGCCTATGTTAATCCTAGCATTCGTGCTACTGAGAACCAGTGGCAACAAGAAAGCTACGCTAACTACCGAAAGCTTGAAGCAACCAAAGCTCAGGAATCTAGAACACTTGCTCTAGTCCAGAAGATTGATCAAGAGGGTGCTCCTGGCCTTGCATTCTGGTTGAGTCAATCTCAATCCAAATCTCTTGATAAAGCTGATCTGCTCAACACCCTAGCTACTCTTTCCAAGCGGGATGACTGGAAGCAGTATCAAGGTGTGTGGCAAGATCTTCTTAATCAGACCACTACTTTTAACGGTAAGCAGACTACAATTGGCGAGTTATGGAAGGGTGATAAAGATGCTATTGCGGTAACTGAACTGTTCACAGAAGCCAGGACTCGTGACATCCGTAAGTTTGAACTAGAGAATACAGAAAAGATTACTGCTCGTGAGCAGATGATTGATACTGTTCTAGGTCGAGCTAAAGAGGCAGGTATTGATCTTACAGATGCTGATCTTGATGCTATTGAAGCCGAAGCTGATGTTATTGCTCCTGGTTATGATAGCAGTAAACTTGATAGTGTTCGTAAAAATAACACAGTCAATGCTCGCTACCGTAAAAAGATTGTAGATGAACTGACTGACCTTGCTGATCGTGGCCTTCTTACTGAAGAACGTCTTGATCGCATGGGTATTCCCGGTACTATTGCTGCTCAGTTTAGACCGCTTGCTCGCCAACTTAGTGCTGATCTGAAGTCTAACAATAACTTCAAACCTCAAATGGATGCTCTTGCTGCACTGGCAAAGAGTCCTCCACAGATTCAAGCTAAACCTGACGGCACCTATAACTGGACTGTATCGCTTAAAACACAGCAACTGCAAAACCAGTTCCTCTCTAGGTATGCCGCATTAAAGGCTTCTGGGGACCCCAATCCTGTTGCTAATGCTTTTGCCTTTGTTCAACAGCAATTTGCTGCATCGGCCTCTAATCCTAACTCCTTCTCTAAAGGTGGTTATGTAGAGTTTGATCGTAAACCTACACCTTCTTCTGCCTCTACTGCTCGTATGCAGTGGGTGCAAGGTAGTATTTCTCGTCTTGGTGTTAAAGCTCTTGATGCTAATGGTGCTATTTTCACCATCTCTGAGTTGAATGAGATTCAAAAGGGCATGGCTAAACCTGGATTCAAGATGGATCCAATGGCTGAGTATGTAGGTATGCAGATGGGCATTGATCCATTGGCTGTTATCAACCGTCAGCGTATTGCTGCTGGTATGGATGAACTAAAACTGCCTGAATCAGTAACTAGTTTTAGTACTACAGTTAACCCTAAGCTTAAAAAGCTTCTTGATTCTTATCGTACTTCTCAGATCTCTACTCGTGCAATGATCTCCACTCAACAGTTTAACCCTGGCCTTGTGCCTAAGGGTTACGGTGGGATGGTTGTCAGTGCATCTCAAAAGGCTGGTGTAGCACCTAACTACATTGCAGCACTGGCAGAAGTGGAGAGTACATGGGATCCTGCAGCAGTGTCTCCTACTGGTGCTCTTGGTTTGATGCAAATTCAACGTCAGTGGCATCCTAACTATAACGGTGGCACCAATCCTCAAGCTAATCTTGACTATGGTGCATCTTACTACAAACAACTTCTTGATAAATATGGTGACCCTGTAAAAGCAGCAGGAGCTTATAACTCTGGTCCCAATAGGTTTGATGAGTACCTGACAAAAGGTAGGCCGCTTCCTCAAGAAACGGTTGATCACATGAAGAAGTTTTCTAAAGTACTTGCTAAATACGGTGATCCGACACAGCTTCGTTCGACTACTACTATGCGTAATAGCTTTGCAGTCAAGCAATATGTCAGCGGTGATCCTTCAATTCAAGGTATGAATACAGGTAGTGTTATCTACGATCCTGTCGGTCATGGCGGACAGGCCTATCATAATCACTATGAATTCACAACTAAAGAGCAAGCGCTAGCTGCAAAGAAACTCTATGAATCTAAAGGTTATAGGGTGACTTCTTATATGCGCCCTGGTGATCCTGGAGCACACGGTAAGGGGTATGCTATTGATGTAGCGCCTCCTTTAGATCTTCCGTATGATCGAGAAGCTGAAAGAAAATGGTCAGCTGAAGCAAACGCAGTAATCGGTTACGATCCGTTACAACAATGAGTGACAATTTAATGCAAGGGATCTTGTACGGTAAGCCGGATCTGACCCCTGAAGAGGAGCAACTCTTGAAACTGCAAGCTGAGCAAAGCGCTCAGGATATGCAGATGATGGAAAGCATGTCTAAACAACAAGTTGCTCCTCAAACTGGTCAACAAGTACCCCAACAACAACCTGCTAGTCCTAAGGGTCAAGCACAACAACAACCTAAACAAGATGGTGGATTAGATATTGGTGGATTGGCTCGTCAAACACTTGAAGGTGCAATGGCTGTACCTACAGGTATCCTTGACTTTGGTGCTGATCTTATCAACATTCTTCCTAGCAAAGAACTTCCTGGTATTAAGAACCCGTTTAGACCTGATGGTAAGGTTCAGAAACTACCTAAGTTCCAGAACGATATTATGCAATCTTTTCGTGAGATTACCAGTATCGTAGCCCCTACTATTATTCTGTCTAGAGCAGGTGCAGCTGGAGCTAGTGCTGCTGCCTCAGCTAGCCGTATTAAGCTACTTAGTGATCCTTTTGTTAAATGGATTGGTGAGAAAGCATTGGCAGCTGGTGTTGGTGCAGCAGTAGATTATGTTGCTGAACCTAATCAAACAGACGATAACCTAAGTGGCACACTAAAGAAAAACTTTCCTGCTCAATTTGGTTGGATTCCAGATAATGTCGCTACACTTGATGGTGACAGTCCTGATGTTAAGCGTCAGAAGAATGTAACTGAAGGCGCTGGTCTTGGTCTATTTGCTGATACTATTGAAGGTGTTGCTAAAACACTTAAAGGTATTGTTGGTACTGTACGTGCTACTCAATGGATTCCTGAATCAGAAAAGGCTAAGAACTGGTTTGATAAGAACCTCGATCTTGAGATTACTGATGATGTAGAAGAAGCAATTGCTGAATCTGCTGCACGTCGTTCTGATGCACTGGATGAGCTTGGTGAGTATAACTTCTTTAAGAATGCTAACCTTGATCAACCTATGCTTGGTGTTC